TTACTTTGTTGAAAGATCGCCGCTCTTTGCCGTCAATCGACTCTTTTTAGACAGGTTTTTTGTCTTACGTTTTTTCACCTTGGCAAGCTCAATTTCTGAAAAATGAGAACCGATACTCAGTCTTCTGAGCCCCATTTTTACGTATTCAACATTGATCTCAATCCCGACAAACTTGCGACCCAATTCCACGGCGGTGGCACCGGTGGTGAAGCTGCCGGCAAACGGATCCAGTACCCTGTCATCTGGGTTCGAGGATGCCAGAATTATACGCTCCAGGAGGGCTTTGGGTTTCTGGGTGGGGTGGTTTTCGTATTCGTCCATCAGATAGCGAACGCGTGGGAACTCCCAGACATTTCCCGGCACTTTTTTCTGATTGTATGGCTGCGGTGGGTTTTTTCTGTAGTCTATTAGCGCGCGTTGAGCCCCGGTTTTGGCTTCAACCAGAATATCGTCACGATTAAATGTGTAGTTTTTCTGATCTTTTACCATCATCAGGATCGGTTCATACATCGAACCAAAGTAATTTTTGGCCTGTACCCCTGAGCTATCGTATGACCACACGATACGGCTCTTGATAGTAAAGAGCTGGCGGCATTTGAGGTCAATATACGGCATGTTCTCCGTACTGTTCATGATGTACATGGTGCCGTGCGGTTTGAGAATGCGATGGCACTCGTCAATGCACTCAAACAGCCACGCCAGAAAAGCCTCTTCATCCCAGGACTCCACCATCCCGTCAAAATCTTTACCGATGTTATAAGGTGGATCGGCAAAAATGAGATCGATGCTTTCAGAAGACAGCTTTTTCAGTTCGGTCAGTGCATCACCCAGGATTATCTTTTTAGATTCATCGCCAAAATAGACAGGTTCACATCTTGCGTTCATCGCCAAAGCCTCCCGTGTGAAGTTAATAAAAAAGGCGCTTCCCCATGCCGAGTAGCGCCTTTTAAAACAAACATTTAACTGATTAGTATCAGTTCATGCCGTACTGTCATATTAGCTGTTTTCATGCTTTTAGATGATTTTAATATTCATATAATAATCAATGTGTTGTATAAATTCATGCCTGTATATTGTTCCAGTGTTTTTCTTTGTTTATGCTATTATGCAAGCAATTCTGTATAAACATTTGTATAAACACTTTGGGCTGGGTGGTCTATGGCTGGCGAACTTAACAAACTGAGCGACAGGAAGTTAAAGGGATTACATGGTATCCCGGCCAGTAAGATTGAGTTCTATGCTGATGGTGCCGGGCTGAGCGCCAAGGTAACGAAAGCTGGTGGTATTAGCTGGGTGTTTACTTACCGACTCGACGGGCAGAAGCTGCATCGTCTTACTCTGGGACGATACCCGGATATGAGCCTCAAAGAAGCCCGTTCTTCGCGTGATAAATGCCGCCAATGGCTGGCCTCAGGTAAAGATCCAAAGCACCAGTTGGCGCTGGCCACTCAGGAAACGCTTAAACCGGTCACTGTTAAGGAAGCTATAGAATACTGGATACGCGAATATGCAGAAGAGAACCGCGCGAATGTTGAACGGCACAAAGCGGAGCTGCGAAAACACATTTATCCTTATATAGGGAAAATGGCGCTCGCTGACTGTGAAACACGATACTGGCTTGACTGCTTTGACAGGATGAAAAAGAAAACTCCAGTCGCCGCAGGTTATGTGTTCCAGATGTGCAAACAAGCCCTGAAATTCTGCCGGGTTCGTCGCTATGCTGTGAGTACCGCGCTTGAAGATTTAACAATTCCAGATGTCGGTAAAAAACAGGCAAAAAAAGACCGGGTATTAAACGATAAAGAGGCTGGCGATTTATGGGCTGCCATTTCCTCTGGCACTTGCTTCATGCCTTACTACACCAGGCTACTGACAATCCTAATGGTGTTTGGGTGCCGAACGCAGGAGGCCAGGCTATCAGAGTGGAGTGAATGGGATATGGATGCCTGGGTCTGGACAGTTCCCAAAGAGCACAGCAAGGGCGGCGAGAAGATTGTAAGACCTGTGCCGGATGCCATGCGCAAATTCATTGAAATACTGCATGATGAAACGAAACGATCCGGCCTTTTGCTTGGGTCGGTTAAAGGCAGTGAAGCGGTAAGTCAGTGGGGCCGCGGCGTTTATAAAAAGCTGGGGCATTCTGAACCATGGACACTGCACGATCTAAGACGAACTTTAGCAACGCATATGAATAATATGGGTATAGCACCACACGTTGTCGAACAGTTGTTGGGGCACTCAATGCCGGGAGTCATGGCGATTTATAACCGTAGTCTGTATTTGCCTGAGAAACTGGATGCGCTGAATAAATGGTATGACAGACTTGATATTTTATCAGGTGGATTCACTAACATTGTTTTGTTGAATAAGGCTGAATAATGACTAGTTTTCTAAAATTGGGTATTTTCGAGCGAGAAGCCAAAGCCCCGGAGCTAAATATTAAACAACTTGCACTACTTATGTGTGGGGTAGATCCGACAGTTAAAACTGCTGATATCCCTGAAGCGAAAGTTGAAGCTTACAATATATACTATCGACAACTGAGTAGATGGTTATCAGCATCTAAATTATTTCGAGGTGGAAACTCAACAGCCTATCCCGCAGACTATATGTTTGCTCTGGCATATCCTCTTATTGATGAAGATATTACACCACAACCCATAAAGGACAGATGCCTTGCGGCGGTGGCTATAATTGCTAATCAAAACAAAGGAAAAGAGCATCTTTATGCTATGGGAGGGGATGAGCTTTTACAGGTCGGAATTGCATTGAAAAGCAGCAAACGCGGCTTGCATCGTAAAGAAGATGAAAAGGAATATAATGATAAATTAATGGGGATGCTGGTCAAGCTTATAGCACATAAGATAGGCCATTCGTTTGGCACCTCTAAAAAACCAAGCATCTCGGCTATTTTAAACGAACTATATAAATTAGCTGATGAGGAAGGTATATCTAAAACTGGATTATCTAAATCAGCAATATATGAGAAAATTCGAAAGGCATTAAATTCGATTTATTATACGGAATGAATATTGTTTTGCAGTGTTAGTAGGTATTATTTATATTTCATGTGAAAATACTAATTAATTATATTTGTTGGAGCTTTTGGCGATTCTATGATCGCCAAGGAGATTCAATTGTTATATTTGATGTGTATTACCGTTACATTCAACAGCATTCAACAGCATTCAACAGCATTCAACAGCATTCAACAGCATTCAACAGCATTCAACGACACGTAATGACACGTTATGACACGTAACGGCACCCGACAGCACCTAACAATACCTAGCTCCATCCACGGTCCCTACTAGGTCATTACTTGCTAACTTTTTCCATCTTTGTTCATGGTTATTCATCACTGTTCATCAGCGTTCATCATTGTTCATCTTTGTTATGAACAATCCAAGGTGAATCAAATCGTTAAAGAACGGTGATCTTCGGCGAGTTATTGAAATTCATGATTTTTTCTCTCGAGACAGCCGTTGAAATTACTGTGGAAACTGTTTTAAACAGGGGAGCGTTATCTTGATGGAATTTCTATCTTTCAATGGAATTGCGTGTTCTTTTAAAGGATTCCAGAATCAATGGAAATGCTGGTCGTTTATCCACTAATCTCTTCGCATAACATTGAAACAGTGGAGGCAGCATGCAAAATATAACCTTTACCCCGCCAAATCCTGAACAGCGCCGCACCCTTTTAGAAGAGTACGGCTTTAAGTTTGATCGCCGAATCCGTGAAGATGAATGCAGCGAGATCACCAGTCTTTCCCGTTCCAGCCGCTGGAAGATGGAGCAGCAGGGGCGCTTCCCTCCGCGCTGTCACTTTGGCCGCAATAGCTGTGCTTGGCTTCTTTCGGATGTGCTCTGGTGGGTTCGTAATCCGCCAGCAGTAGAGAACGTCAATAACCCATACAGCCGTAAATCTGCTTAATTAACCACAGGTAATCTGAGATGAAAAAGATTAATGCCCTCCACGGGCAGGGATTCGCTCACCCTGTAGCCAGCCAGCACGATATTTCAGCGAACCGTAAACAGGTTATTTCCGGTGACTGGTCGCCCATTAATCGCGGTGAATTTACGCTTGCCGATCTGGGGTTGCGCCACAACGGTAACGGGCTGGTGTGGCTGCGTTCCGGCGTGTCCGTGCATGAGGCAGACCATGATGTAGGGATAAGCGGCAAGGACAAGACCAAAGGAAGGGTTAATGGTCTTCCTTTTGAATTTGTCGGCCAGTGGCAGGAATACCCGACTAAACGCAGCTTTGCCGTTTCAGTATCTACGGAACTACGCCGCCAGTATTACCCGGACGATGCCACTTTTGGTAAGGCGATGCGTGAGGCGGGTTATATCCCCGTGCGCACCCGTAAATTGACCGGGAAGCTGGCAAGTTACTGGCTGTATAGAGTAACGGGTAACGATAAGGGGGTATGCACAGCAGAACCCGCGCCCTGCAAGGCTTCCGCGCCAGTTGTCCAGATCATATCTAAGCCTCATCCGTGGTTTAAACGTGTGGCACTCGATGGTAAATGGCAGTACGTCTACGCAGATCACATCCGCTTTCTGACGAAAAAGCGTCATCGCGTCGATGGTGTTCGGGTTCAGGGGTATACCGCTGGCGGGCTGAAAGTGGAGGCTATTGTATGACCGGCAAAACAAAGGCGGCCATGCCGGGCCGCCAGTGCAATACCGCTTTACTGAAACATCGCCAGATTACCAGGCTTGCCGCTGGTGGTCAAACTTTGCACTCGCCCGTTTTGGCGAGGTCAAATTATCACCAGGGATTCAAAATCCGAGCTGGAGTTCAAAATCTGCGCTCCCCCGTTTGGGGGTGCTCAAATCATGATGAGGCAGCCGCAAGCGATTTGCATAACTCAATCAGGGTTGCGCAGAATTTGAGCCGACGAAATTCGCACGCGCAAACCAAACTCGGTGATATGCCGAGTTTAAACAACCGCGTACGTTTAACGTACGGACATTGCAACCCATTGAAGGAACTTGATTATAACGAATCGTTAGAATCGGCTGGCAACAAACACGAAAAGTATTCGGGTTCGCCTGAACATCAACACTGCTTAGGTTCGGCAATCATCTTTAGAGGATGTATCAAGGAAAATCAACAATATGCAGTTGAGGTTTCGACGAATTTCTTCGGTAGCTGCAATGGCAGCGCATTTTTGCTCTACGAGGTAAATCAACAACGTACAGTTTTGCACCGTAATCCAGATTTGGCTTACGAGAGGGTAGTAACTCAAAATTACGAGGTTAACCAGCTGTCTCTGAGCGAGTCGGATAACAAACCCTCTTTAAGAGGGGAGGCTCTGATTTCGGCAGTGCCTCACAGCGCTAACGAAATTAGCCCTGTTCAGGAAAAGAGAAAGGGTGGGATTTCAAATCCTACCCTTTGGCTGGTGGTCTACCGACAAACTACCGAGAACCCGGCAGTAAACAGCATTACGGGGAGTAATCCTGTTCAGCCTTTTGGCTCGATGCCTCTTGTGATGAGCTCACGGCGGGCAAGTTCTTTCAACCAATTAGCAAGGCTGGTGCCATCTCGATCCGCTTCTGCTTCAAGCTGCGCTTTTAGTTCAGGGCTAATGCGCATATGGAAAGGTGGAGATTTACCCGCACCGCGAGGCTGGCTATCACGGACAATAATCTCTTTTTCTGTTGACATGTGTACACCTATAGATCTATCGTTAATCTCGTTAGGTGTACACACTAACATGTGCATCTCTAAAAATACAACGCCCCCGAACGGTATTACCAGTACCGAACGAGGGCTAACCACCACCGTTAGCTTAGATAACGAGGCAGCTATGAAAGATCATATCACACACCCGCAAGGGCGGAAGTCCTACATCTGGCGTTTTCTCGCACTGAGCGCTATCGGTCGCAACGTCATTCACATCACAGCTACCACCGAACGCGAAGCCCGTGAGCAATCACCGGCTGGCTGCGTGATGGTATTCGCTGGCCGTCTACCAGTTCAGGAGGTTCGCTATGCGTGAGCCAATCTGTCTGGAGCAGGCCGAATATAAATCAGCGCTGGCTTCATCACTTTACGAAACCATTCTGGAGAAGGCCTCTGCTGAATGTTCAGAAACGCTGCTGAATCTGATTTCTATTGCGTGTGATTTTAACCAGGAAATTCACCGGGCATTAATCGCCGAGCTGCGCATGGGAGAGACAAAATGAGACAGGTTCCTTTTGAAGTCCTGATGCACGCCGAAGACGCACTGGCATACAGCAATCAGGCTCTGGCTATGCTGGAAATCTGGATGGACTCCCTCGGCGAAGGTGATGAACACGAATCTAACTGTGTGGCCGCCATTTTCAGCCTGGTGCATGAGTCCAAAGATCGTCTACAGAAAGCGCGGGAGGCTTCCAGTGCAAAATGACTTTGTAAGCGATGCGCGGCACGGGAAGCGCGGAGAGTTCAAATTGCCGCTGTTTTGTGAACTGACTGCAGAAGGGCAGAGTCACATCACCTTTGCCCTAAAGTTTGCCCCCGAGTCTGTGGCTGTGTTCCATCCCGATTCGGGAGAAATATCTCACTGGCTCAGCCGCGGAAACGAGATTATCGACATTTACGGTTGCTATACCGTCTTTCCTCGCAATGGCATTAGGGAGGAACAGCAATGAGCCGCGCAATTGAGATTATCCGTGAAGTTAAGCGCCAAGCTGCCGGAAGCTGGGAAAGCCTACTTCCTCAGTGCGGGGTGACTGTTCCGCCGAAAGGCCGTCACGGCCCATGCGCCATCTGTGGTGGATCTGACCGATTTCACTACATTGACGACCACGGCGGCGGCGAGTGGCATTGTCGCCAGTGTGACGAGCCAAATCACGGCGACGGTCTGGATCTCATTGCCAGATCTCAGGGCATTACCATAACCGCTGCGGCGCAGAAAGTATCCTCTGTGCTGGGTGGTGATACCCGGACACCGGAACCGAAGCCAGCCAGAGAGAAGCCTCAGACGGATATCGCCGGGAAAGTTGCGGCGCTGACCGCTAAAGCCTCTCCGGGGCAGTCTGCTTACCTTACATCAAAGGGGCTTCAATGCCCCTTCCCGATGCTGTCCGATGGGTCGCTGCTGCTGGTGCTGAAAAACGGTGCTGGCGCGACGACAGGCGCACAGGTGATTAAGCCAGATGGCAGTAAGCGGCTGGTGGCCGGAACGGTAAAGAAAGGCTCTTTTTGCGTGGTTAATTCCGGTGAAACGCCGGAGACGGTGATTATCGCCGAAGGACTGGCAACGGCGCTTTCGGTTCAGCAGTTTCGCCCAGATGCGACAATTATCACAGCGATTGACGCCGGGAATTTGCTGTCAGTTGCGCAGGTGATGCGACAGCGTTACCCGGATGCGCAGATCATCATCGCCGCAGATAACGATATTAAGCCTGGCGAACCAAACACGGGTAAATCAGCCGCAGAAAAAACCGCTAAAGCTGTCTCTGGCTGGGTAGCTTTACCTCAGTCTGAGGAAAAGGCCGACTGGAATGATTTTCACCAGCAACACGGGCTGGAAGCAGCCGCAGCAGCATTTAATGATTCGATGTACCAGCCGGAGGGCGAAAAGGTGGTGGTAAAACTTAAGTCTATTGACGGCGGTAAAAAAGAGCAAAAATCAGCTCTGCAAGGTGACGAACTGAAACCACGCGTGGAGAGCCGTAACGATGGCTTGTACTGGATTACGCCAAAGGTGGACAAGGACAGCGGAGAAATCATCAATAACGAAGCGTGGCTTTGTTCGCCTCTTGAGGTAGTTGGTTCAGGTAGTGACGGGGCAGAACGCTATCTTGTTTTGCGCTGGCGTTCGCCGCGTGGCCACGAAGATATTACCAGGGCGATCCCTTGCGCTGATGTTGGAGAGCGTGAGGGATGGCGCTCACTTAAAGCTGGAGGGGTTAACGTGACCACTAAAAACACCTTTCGTGCCATTCTGGCCGATTGGCTGCAGCAGTGTGGATCTGGTCAGGAATGGATTATCACTCATACCACTGGCTGGCATAATGGGGCATATATCATGCCTGATGGCGAAGTTATTGGTGATCCAGAGACACCCATTCTCTTTAATGGTCGCAGCGCTGCATCTTCCGGTTATGCCGTTTCTGGTACGGCTGAGGGCTGGCGGGATTCAGTGGCTTATCTGGCCGGTGGCAACCCATCAATGATGCTGGGAGTGGCGGCGGCATTATCCGCGCCGCTTATTGGGCTGGTGGGTGCTGATGGTTTCGGTGTCCACTTGTTCGAGCAGTCGAGCGCCGGTAAGACCACTACAGCTAATATTGCGAGCAGTCTGTGGGGAGAGCCGGATGCTCTGCGCCTAACGTGGTACGGTACTGCGCTTGGTATCGCTAACGAAGCGGAGGCGCATAACGACAGTCTGTTACCGCTGGATGAAGTGGGGCAGGGGAGCAGCGCCAAAGACGTTGCCACTTCGGCATACACCTTGTTTAACGGTGCTGGAAAGCTGCAGGGAGCCAAAGAGGGCGGCAATCGGGAGTTGAAACGTTGGCGCACTGTAGCAATCAGTACCGGGGAAATGGATATCGAGACGTTTCTTTCTGCTGGTGGGCTAAAAGTTAAGGCAGGCCAGTTGGTTCGCCTGCTGAATATCCCTATGGAGAAATCGACGGCCTTTCATGGCCTGCAGAACGGCAAGGCTCATGCTGATGCACTGAAGCAGGCATGGATTGAAAATCACGGTGCAGCGGGCCGAGAGTGGGTTAAATGGTTGGCGGCTCACCAGAAGGAAGCTAAACAGGCCGTACATGACGCCCAGACGCGCTGGCGCGGACTCATTCCGGCTGATTATGGCGAGCAGGTGCACCGCGTGGCAGAACGCTTTGCAATCCTTGAAGCTGCGCTGGTGACTGGTGCATCAATCACCGGATGGGATGAACAGGCCAGCCGTGATGCTATCCAGCATAGCTTTAATGCCTGGGTGAAAGAGTTCGGAACGGGAAATAAAGAGCACCAGCAGATCATCGAGCAGTGCGAGGCGTTTCTTAATGCTTATGGTCTGAGCCGGTTCGCCCCTTTGCCTTATGATCCTGCAAGCCTGCCAATCAGTAATCTTGCCGGGTATCGTAAGCGTAAGAGCAACCATGATGATGCGCCCATGGTGTTCTATACATTCCCTGCAACGTTTGAGAAGGAGATAGCGCAGGGATTTAATGCTAGGCAGTTTGCCCGTGCGCTTGCCGCTGCCGGTTTGCTCTCTGAGCCATCAAGTGGGAGAGGATATCAACAGAAATCACCGCGAATTGATGGGCGCCAAATCAACGTTTATGTACTTCAACAAGTTGCAGAAGAAGGGGCGGAATAAAATACACATGTGAGGATTGTTATTGTTGGTTCAGTTGGTTCAATGATTGTTAATTACATTCATGTTACTGTTTTACATAGGGTTTATGTCTAATAATTGAACCAACACTGAACCAACAAACGGCTATTTTGAACCAACATGTTCCGCTATTGAACCAACCCCCTTTTCTGGCTGGCCTGTAAATATTTGCCACTGAACCAACATAAAAATAGCATTTGTTGGTTCAAAAAGGGGCTTTGTTAGTTCACTTAATGAAAATAATGCCTTTAAAAACAATAATCTTTACAAATTGAACCAACTGAACTGACTGAACCAACATAGTTTTGCATCTATACACAAAAAATAGAGGATGTTATGGACAAAAAAAACAGTGATGACCTGGTATATTCGAAGGTGCTGATCCAGAAAGTGGTTGAGCACAAAGATATGTTTGGGGTTCCAGACAGCAAAACGGATTTGCAGCTTATGCCGCTTAGCGAATACCGGGAACTGGTGAAGCGAGAAGCTTTCTTTTTTGTGGATCACAATGGTTTCCTGCGCCATCAATTTTCTGGTGATGTTATGGCTGCCAGCAAAGAACAACTGGATATCCTTATCGGCGAATTGAAAGCGAAGCGTGAGCTGCTTGATGATGCTCTGGATTGCGCTAAGGAATAATTTTGTAAATTATTTGTACTCATGTTTACCCGTGATTACCCCTGTCTCTGATGGGGGTTTTCTTTATATTTTTCATGTATATCTTGAAGAGTGGCACTCAGACGTGAGCCGCCACTGGCCGTTAAGTCAAGCTGTAGCGAGTACAGCCTGCGAGAGGCAGAAAAAGATTTAACGGCCTCCCCTCCAAGCGCTGGTTTCACGTCTCTACGTTAATTGATACGGAAACCACTCCATGAAGAAACTACTCGAATTACGCCAGCAGAAAGCCGCACTCAAAACACAGATGCGTTCCATGCTGGACAAAGCCGACACCGAAAAGCGCAGCCTGAACGAAGAAGAGGGCAAAAAGTTCGACGAACTCCGCGCCCAGGCTGATGCGCTTGAAGTTGAAATCACCCGCCTTGAAGCCGTCGCCGACGATCAGCGCAATCTGCCTGGTACTTCCGTCGAAGGTGAGCCAGTAAGCAACGACGAGCTGCGCCACTACATCATGACAGGTGATACCCGTTCTCTCTCCACGCTGGTGCAGGCTGACGGCGGTTATACCGTTATCCCTGAGCTGGACAAAGAGATTATGCGCCAGTTGCAGGATGATAGCGTGATGCGTTCCATCGCAACGGTGAAGACCACCAAAACCAACGAATACCAGAAGCTGGTATCTGTGGGCGGCACTACTGTTAATCGTGGTACCGAAGGTGAGGCACGTACCGAAACCAGTACGCCGAAGATGGAGCGCGTTGATATCAAACTCAACCCGATCTACGCCTACCCGAAAACCACTCAGGAGATTCTCGACTTCTCTGAGGTGGACATTCTGGGCTGGCTGTCTTCTGAAATCGCCGACACCTTCACCGCTACCGAAGAGAGCGACTTTGTGAACGGCGACGGTGATAAAAAATCCAAAGGGTTCCTGTCTTACCCTCGCGCTGTCACTGCCGACAAAACCCGTCCGTTCGGTACGCTGGAGAAGATGGAGGCGGCTGACGTTTCCTCTGATGGCCTGATCGACCTGCTGTATAAGCTGAAAGCCAAATACCGCAAAAACGCCGTATGGGTGATGAACTCCAACACCGCCGCCAAACTGCAAAAGCTGAAAAACGGCAACGGAGATTACATCTGGCGCGATCGTCTGGTTGCCGGTTCTCCCGATACGCTGCTGGGCCGTCCTGTTCAGTATCTGGAAACCATGCCGGATGCGGATGCAGGTAAAGCGTTCCTCGCGGTAGGCGACTTCAAGCGCGGCTATTTCATCGTGGATCACACCACTGGCGTGCGTACCCGTCCTGACAACATCACCGAACCGGGTTTCTACAAGGTGCATACCGATAAGTACCTGGGCGGCGGTGTGGTGGACTCCAACGCCATCAAGGTGCTTGAGCTTTCAGGCTCCGGTTCCTGATTTGACGTTTAAGGGGCTGCGGCCCCTTTTTGCCCTCTGTGGAGTCCAGTAATGAAAACAATTGATTTTGAAATCCGTACTTCCGAAGTGAGCGCCAGCAACAAAAAGCTGGTGGGCTATGCCGTGCGCTGGAACAGCCTGTCAGAAGTTATCTGGGATGAGTTCCGCGAACAGTTTGCGCCGGGAGCGTTTAAAGACAGCCTGGCATCCGGTAGCGATGTGCGTGCGCTGTATGAGCATAACTATACCCAGCTGCTGGGCCGCACTAAATCCGGCACGCTGGTGCTGTCCGAAGACGATACCGGGCTGCGCTTCGAGCTGACTCCGCCGAATACCCAGCTTGGCAACGATGTGCTGGAGCTGGTGGAGCGCGGGGATATCTCCGGCATGAGCTTTGGTTTCCGGGCGCTGAAAGAGGCGTGGGATATTGCTCAGTCTCCATATCTGCGCACTGTTACCGCTGCCGAACTGCGGGAGATTACCGTTACCTCTATGCCTGCTTATCCTGAGTCTGGCGTGGAAATCGCGCACCGTTCGCTTTTCTCCCAACATCCTGAACTGCGCCGCGCTGGCGATAACCGTCGCCGCTGGGCTGATTTAGCGGGGCTCTGATATGTGGAATATCTGGCCGTTTGGCCGTAAGTCTGAACCCTCAGAGCAGCGCAGCATGACCATTGATGAATTTCTGGCGATGGCAGGGATTCCAAATACCGGATCAGGCGAGTATGTGTCTGCGGGTACTGCGGAATCTCTGCCGGCGGTCATGAACGCCGTATCAGTTATCAGTGAGGCGGTGGCAACAATGCCCTGCTATCTCTACCGCGTCCGTAATGATAATGGTCGTGAGGCGCGAGAATGGCTGAGTAATCACCCGGTGGATTTTCTCCTGAACGAGCAGCCGAACGACTGCCAGACGCCTTATCAGTTTAAACGCACGATGATGCGCCATTGTCTGCTGAATGGTAACGCCTATGCGGTGATCCAGTGGGGCCGCGACGGCCAGCCGCAATCCCTGCACCCGTATGCGCCGGGGGCGGTTGTTCCTGAGCGTATCGGCCAGCATAAGTACAAATACACCGTTACAGAGCCGTTTACCGGGGCTGTGCGCACCTATCTACAGGAAGAGATTCTGCACCTGCGTTACTCCACCGATGATGGCTTTCTGGGGCGTTCGCCTATTACTACGTGCCGTGAGGCGCTGGGGTTAGGTCTGGCCCAACAGCGCCACGGTGCCAGCATTATGAAAGATGGCATGATGGCGGCGGGCGTCGTCACTACTGCTGAATGGCTCGACAGCGTGAAGGGTAAGCAGGCTCTGGACGCACTGGAGCGCTACAAAGGTGCCAGAAATGCCGGGAAAACGCCGATCCTTGAAGGTGGCATGGACTACAAGCAGCTTGGCATGAGCAATCAGGATGCCGAATGGCTGGCGTCGCGCCGGTTCTCCATTGAAGACATTGCCCGCATGTTCAACGTGTCGCCCATCTTCCTGCAGGAATACAGCAACAGCACCTACAGCAATTTCAGCGAAGCGAGCCGCGCCTTTCTCACCATGACCATGCGCCCGTGGCTGGCGAACTTCGAGCAACAAATCAAATCTGCTTTGCTGGTGGCCTCTCCGGTTCCGGGAACCCGTTATCAGGTGGAGTTTGACTCTGCTGACCTTCTCCGTGCCACACCTACCGAGCGTTACGCCACTTATGAGCGAGGCATTAAGAACGGGATCATGAACCCGAACGAAGCCCGTGAGCGCGAGGGGATGCCGCCGCGTGAAGGTGGTGACGAATTCAGCCAGGCATGGAAGCAGGAAGTGAAGATCAGCAAAGACGGCAAGGAAGGTGACGCATGAGAGCCGGGGGGCTGAGAAGCCGCGTCACTATTCGGGTATTCACTACCCACAGGGAGCCGTCCGGTCAGGTTGTTCAGGTCTGGGAAGACGGGGAAACCATATGGGCTGAGGTTAAGGGGATCAGTGGCCGAGAGTTAATGGCGTCAGGTGCCGAGGTTGCCGAAGCGACGATCCGCGTTTGGGTGCGTTTCCGCCGTGATATTACCGCAGCCAACCGTCTGAAAGTGCTTACTGGCCCGTTTGCTGGCAGCACTCTCAATATTATCGGGCCTCCTATTCCTGATTCGGAAGGTACCCGGCTGGAAATTCTCTGCAAGACAGGAACGGAAAAATGACAGCAGAAATCACCCTGGAAGAAGCAAAGCTGCATTGCCGTATTGATGATGATTATGAAGACACGCTGATACAGGCGTACATCGATGCGGCGCTGGAGGTTTGCCAGAAGCATATCGGCAAGCGGTTTGATAACGGGCTGGAGTTTACGCCAGCTATCAAGATTGGCTGTCTGATGTACGTATCTCAGCTGTACGAGTACCGCACGATGATTGGTGATACCGACGCCAAAGAGATACCGATGGCTGTCTCTGCGTTGTGGTCTGTCTATCGTGATGTGGGGGTGTACTGATGCCGTGGCAACCACTACGCCGGTGCAATGAGCCGGGATGTAATAAACGGGTGAAGTCTGGCAAGTGTGACGAGCATAAGCGGGATGCCCGCCGACAAAGCGACAGCCGAAGAGGTACGCGAACAGAGCGTGGTTACTCCAACCGCTGGGGCGAATACCGTCGTCATTTTCTAAAAGCTAATCCGCTGTGTGTCCATTGTCTCAAGGCTGGCGTCTATGCATCGGCAACTATCGTCGATCACATCATCCCTATCGAGGGTGAAGCTGATGTGCTGTTCTGGCCCGCCAGTAATCACCAGTCGTTATGCGCTGCCTGTCATGGACGGAAGACAACCACAACAGACCCGGTGACGAAGCAGCAGCGTAAAGCCGGTAAGTTCCGCGAGCAGGAAGAAGCAGCACGTCATCGCACCGACTGGATCTATGAGGCAAACAATGACTGAGCAGGAACAGCAGCGGCTGATTAGTGGGCTGATAAAGCAGCGCGAGGCATGGCAACCAGCCAGACAGAGAGCGCATAAGAAGCCCGTAGCAAAGCGCATGAGCCAGCGTGACCGGGAGCTTATGGAATGCTTTCGCAACCGCTGACAGGCCGAATGGACGGGGTGGGGGAGGTTTTCAGGACAAACCCCTCTCAGCGAGGAACCACCCGCCCCCTCAAATTTTTACGCACGGTGATTTTTTTGAAAATAAAACGCGATGGAAACGAGAAATTTTTATGGCAAGACCACCAAAACCGCCAGCTTACCTTGATGAGTTAGCCGCGCAGCAGTGGAAAGCGAAAGCGAAGCAACTGGCCGAGCGTGGCGATCTGACACCCGCCGACTGGAACAACCTTGAGCTTTTTTGCGTCAACTATTCGATGTACCGCAAAGCAGTGGAAGACCTTGCCAGCCGTGGGTTCAGCATTGTTAACAGCCAGGGGGGCGAGAGCCGAAATCCTGCACTGAGTGCAAAGGCTGATGCTGAAAAAATCATGATTAAAATGTCGTCGCTGCTGGGCTTTGATCCGGTAAGCCGCCGCCGTAACCCGGTAGAAACGGAAGAGGAGGACGAGCTTGACCGTCTGGAATGAGTACGCAAATGCGATAAAAACGGGCGAAATTCCGGCCTGTAAGCGCGTAAAACAGGCCGTGGAAAGGTACTTTTCAGACCTGAATGACCCCCGATATGAGTTCGATACGGCGACCGTAGAGCGGTTTATTGCGTTCTCGCGGCTCTGTCCTCACGTCAAAGGCCCGCTTCGGGGCCAGCCAATCGATCTGGAACCGTGGCAGCAGTTCGCCTTTGCTAACCTGCTGGGCTTTAAAGTTAGAGAGACAGGCCGCCGTAAGTACAGCAGCGCCTTTATTGAGGTGCCGCGCAAGAATGCCAAATCAACCGTGGCCGCCATGCTGGCTAACTGGTTTCTGGTAATGGAGAAGGGCCAGCAGGATATCTACACGGCGGCGGTAAGCCGGGATCAGGCCCGAATCGTGTTCGACGATGCCCGCCAGATGTGCCTGCTGTCAAAACCGCTGAAAAAGCGCGTCAATATCCAGGCGCATAAGGTCATTTTTCCGAAGAGCAACAGCCTGTTAAAGCCGCTGGCGGCGAAAGCGGCCACCATTGAAGGGACTAACCCCAGCCTGGCGATTGTCGATGAATACCACCTTCACCCGGATAACGGCGTTTATTCCGCCCTCGAGCTGGGTATGGGCGCACGTCCGGAGGCGATTTTGTTCGCTATCACTACCGCCGGGAGTAACGTTGTCTCTGCCTGTAAGCAGCATTATGACTACTGCTGTCAGATTCTGGCCGGGGAGGAGGGCAACGATTCGCTGTTTGTACTGATCTACGAGCTGGACGACGAAAGCGAGGTTGAGCAGCCTGAAATGTGGATCAAGGCTAACCCTAACCTGCATGTGTCCGTTGACGCAGCGAAACTAGAATCCACTATCCAGAAAGCCCGGGGTATACCGTCGCAGTGGGTGGAAATGCTGACCAAGCGTTTCAATATCTGGTGTCAGGGCTCCACTCCGTGGATGGGAGCCGGCGCATGGGATGCCTGTGCGCTCGAATATACCGAAGAAGATCTGTCCGGGATGGAGTGTTACGCCGGATTTGACCTGTCCTCAACCAGCGATATTACCAGTGTGAGTTACGCTTTCCCGTTTGAACGCGAGATCAGGCTTCTTACCCGGCACTATCTGCCCGAAGCACAACTACTTAACGTTGCTAACAAAAACCGCGCCATCTATCGGCAGTGGGTAAAAGCGGGCTGGATACGCACCACCCCCGGCGACTGTATTGACTATGATCGCATCCGTGACGATATCCTGCGCGACGCTGAAATATTCAATATCCGGCTGGTGGGCTTTGATACGTGGAACGCGACACACTTGCGAACCCAGTTACAGGGGGCTGGCCTCGATGTGGAGCCGTTCCCGCAAACCTATCTGAAATTCAGTCCGGTAGCGAAATCTTTTGAGGTTTTTGTTAACCGCAAGGTGGTGCGCCATCGTGGCGATCCGGTTCTGGCCTGGGCGATTGGTAACGTGGTGATGGAGTCCGATGCCAACGCCAATATCAAACCTAACAAAAAGAAATCCTCCAACAAGATAGACCCGGCGGTTTCTGCACTCATGGCGTTCGGCACATTCCAGGCAGAACACGAAGATTTTGCTTTCGATATGAGCGACAGTCACAAAGAGCGACTGGCTTTATTTAATGGGATTTGAGCATAAAGCGTAAAGGCAGAATTATCTTGAGGTTATCAGGAATATAAAATTGCTCTAGATCACTACATTGCTGTCGTGGAATAGGAAGAGTCTGTTTTGTTGTTTATAAATGTATTGCAGGGCTTTTCCTGTTCAAACTTCTGGTGAAATATGACTGATAAATGGGCTGATTACCTTATTTCTAAAGTCCGATATAACGATAAACACACTCACATTACCCATGTGTATGTGCATGTCGATAATGGCGATACTGTTGGAGAAGGGACATCAGAAACACGGCAGTGGGTAGTGAATAAAATCGATAGCGGCTATACCTTTTACACCATTTTCAAAGGTGATGACGGTAAGTGGAAGAAAGGTCAAAAAGTGGTTAAGGACCGTGTCAACGGTACTGATTACATTACTACTAGACCTAATGGTACATCCAAGGATAACTTAGAAAACCTTCCTGAGTACTAA